AATTGCCTACAAACTGTGCAATTCCTAGGCTAGAACTACTAGACGTCCCAACCAACAACCGCCCCGAGCTATCAATACGCATCCGCTCAAATGCGTCCACATCAAACGCAATCCCGCTACCAGTACCAGCGTTGCCTACGTCATTTCGTAACTTAAGAAGACCGTTGTTGTCTTCGATAATACTAACAGCACTGCCATTTGCGCCGGTATCACTTAATCGAATTGCAGGAACTGCTCCATTGATGTGAAGCATATTGCTAGGCGACGTCGTTCCAATGCCAACATTGCCAGAGCTGTTGATCGTGACTAAATCGTTTGTCCCCGGGGCACTGCTGTTTTGGGAAATACGAAAGGTATTATCAGTGTTGTCTCTTCCGATCGTGTAAGCAGGAGTAGCGCCACCAGCATTGACAAATGCCAAAACGCTGTCTGTACCATCAAGTTTTAGTGTTGTGCTTGCTGCAGATTTTACAGTTACATTACATGCACCACTGGGGCGTTGAAAAAGTGCAATCTGCGATTCGTTTTGAGAAACATGTAATGGAGCACTAGGCGCCGACGTCCCCAGACCCAAGCGACCATTGGAGGTCAGGCGCATTTTCTCGGCGCCATTAGTTCTGATACGGAACGAATTGTCGCCTGTGGCATATATAATCCTACCTTTGTCGGGATCCGTGTTATTACCAAATTGAATGCCAGTTCCTTGTGTGTTGCTGGAGGTAACAGTGATGTATTGATCACCACTGCCATTTACATGGAACGAAGTGCTAGGCGACGTTGTTCCAATCCCTACTTTCCCGTCCTGATCAATAGTCAGTCGCTGGACAGTTCCGCCACCATCTTTTGTTGTGTGGAAACTAACTACGGAATCTCCAACAATTCCTGCGCCTGTATCTGTTACGGCAATACGCATCCCTCCACGGAATGTGGATCCCTGTCCTGCGCCTACTTCCAGTGTTGTTGAGACATTATTTCCGTACTGACCTAGTATCCTAGTTGTAGTACCAGAGCCGAGTCCGAGACTAAGCAATGAGCTTGGCGATGTCGTCCCAATGCCAACATTTCCAGCGCTGGTGATGCGTAGGCGTTCGCTACCTGCAGTAGCGTCGTAAAAAGTAAGCGCACCACCGCTTGAATTTACCGAATAGTTTCTAGTGCTGTTTATTAGATTTAAAGATGCAGTGTTTGTGCCTGAAGAACGAACCTTAAGGTTTACAAAACCGGTGTTAAAAACATCTAAATCACAACCAGGCGATGAGGTTCCAATACCAACGCGGCCATTGCTGTCGATCCGAACGTGATCGTTGAAGTTCATCGGCTGGTTGAACGTCCAACAACCAGTGCTGTTAATCCACTTCAGAGTCTTATCAGTCGCACCTTTCAGCGTGATGCCGCCACCGTCAGCAGTGGTGTTGCTAGGTGATGCAACAGAACCCAGCTCAATGTTCTTGTCGTCGATCGTGACGGTCGTGCTTTCGACCGTTGTGGTTGCACCACTAACAGTCAGATCACCAGAAATGGTGACGTTGCCGCTGCCGTCAACCGTTACGCGCTGCGTTCCACCAGTGCTAATGCCGACAGTATCTGTTCCTGCGAGGAAGACTCCGTTCCCATCGTCTGACTCGAAACTAAAGGCTGGAGCCGCAGCAGTGCCGTCTGGAGCACTTCGCAACAGCTCGCTTACGGTAATTTTCTTGTTTTTTGTCGAGTTATCAGTTTCTGAAATATCAACAATTGGCAGGACATCATCCCCTGCAACAGCAGTCAAGCTGGTCAGCTCAGAGATCTTCCGGTTGCTCATTGACCGCTATGTGGACTGCTCCACCGATTTTAAACAATAATCACCCAGCATTCACCATCGCCGCCGCTGCCGCCTGCTGGCTCTTCTGCTGCACCACCGCCACCGCCAGGAATGCTTCCGTCTACGCCAGGAGTGCTGCCGCCTCCTTTACCAGCGCCTCCGTTTCCGCCAATAAGGCTGGTGCCGCCAGCACCACCTTGATCACTATGGTGGTCTGAACTACCACCGCCAGCACCGCCAAAGATCGCATTGCCGCCAGGGCTAGTCACATTGCTATTTCCCGTTTGCCTGGCTCCATATCCGCCGGAAAAAATTGAAAAAGCAAAGTTGTCTCTGTGATTCGCAAAAGTAGCTGGATCAGCATTTACTAGGCTGCCTTTACCAAACGGTGTGCTGCCTTGCGCGAACAGACTGTCATTATCGTCTCCGCCTTTTCCTCCATAACTAGTGACATGACTGCCGAACGTGGAATTAGTTCCGTCAGCACCATCGCCATCAACCGCTGTTCCCTGCCCACCTTGACCGATAGTAATCGTTTCAGTCGCTCCAAGATCTGACAGCGGAAAAACACCAATCCCACAGCTGGCTCCAGCACCGCCGCCACCGCCTTCACCGCCGTGTGAAGCGCCAGCACCGCCACCACCCCAGATCAACACAATCGCAGTGCTTCCTGAATAATCACTTTTAGTCCAAGTGTGTGTTCGAGTTGACCCTGTTCCTGATCCGGCTGCAAAAGTAAATTTAGTAAAGGAACTGCTGCCAAGCGGAGAACCGCCAAGAAGCAAAGACCCAAGAATATTTACCGTGCCAGCACTTTGGCCCACAGTTACGGTTTTTGCGCTTACCTCGATATCATCGTCAGTGTCGTTACCATTGCTAATTTTTAGCTTTGTGTTTTCTCCTGACTCAACGTAATACTTGATTGAGGCTTCATCGCCTGAGCCACCGCCAGGATTTGCAGCCCAAATAATTCCATCACTTGTGCCGCTCCCTGTAGATGGCTGGATTTTGCCGGAGGCGGTCACATTAGTGACACTAACGCTTGGGCTTCCGCTCAAACCCCCTGCTGTACCTGAAGTGTTTTGCGTTCCAGCTGTATTTACTCCAGGCAGATTGATGTTGGCAGAACCGTTAAAAGAAACACCACCAATAGTTCTTGCTGTTTGAAGCGTGGTTGCAGTTGTAGCGTTCCCGGTGACGTTTCCGGTGACATTGCCAGTCACATCGCCAGTAACACCTCCGCTCGCGGTGATCGCTCCAGTAACTCGCGCAGTCCCTTCAACATGTAATTTATGAGAAAAGCTAGTCGCCCCAATAGCCAAGCCAGTGTTGTTTAATCTCGCCCTTTCAGCGCCACTTTCCGTGCGGAAAAGATGATTATCTGCATCAATACGAAGCTGGTCTGCGTCTACGCCCAAGTAGGCGCTTCCCTCAGAGTTTTGCAGTCTGATTCTTGCCTCACTACCAGCCCCGCCTGCATTTATATGCAACAACGTACTGGGACTTGTCGTATTTATTCCAATATTTCCACCGGAATCAAGTGTCATTCTTGGAGTACTTGTTGTCAAAAGCCTTATATCTCCAGCTTCGTTCGCTTCAATCAAAAGATTGCCAGTGCCACGGTGGATTATTTCTGAATTGCTGTTAGCACCACCATTTCTAATGAAGCGCAATCCGTAATCGCTGTAAGTTGTGTCGCCAGTTAGATCGATAAAAGCATCGCGATCCCCAGTCGCACCGGCTCCAATTTCAAGCACCGTGCTACTGGTTGTGCCGTTAGAGATCCGTGCGCTGCCATTAACGTCCAGCCGCTGACTTGGACTGGTGTCATTAATGCCTAGATTTCCGCTCGAATCAATTGTTAAACGACGGCTGCCGCTGGTCGTGAAACCAAGCGTGTTAGAGGACGGGCGATACATGCCATTGGCTGGCTCGGTTGAGCCAGTTGCCGTGAATCGCACAGCTTGCATCTCATCACTGGCTGTGATGTCAGTCGCTGTGACGTTCCCGCCAATCGCTGCGTTACCAGTAGTTGAAAGACCTGTCAGTGCGTAGGTGTTGGTCAGCTCAACCCAAGCGCTACCGTTCCAAAGTTTCCAACGGTTTGCAGTGTTGTCCCAGCGGATTGCGTTTGTAGGCGTATTGCTTAAACCACTGATGTCACGAAACATTGTGGCCAGGTCCGTATCACGGTCCTTAACCTCAGTGACAAAGTTTGTATATGTGCTGGTGAGCTGGGGGTTGTTCCAGTTAGTCATTAGACGCCCCTACAGGTCCAGTCGAAGTTACCTGTCACTTTAGTCCCGCTTGCGTTCAACAGAAAGACCGTGAAGCTAGTTGGATTGGCCACATCAGTGAAATCGACGATTGGAATCAGGAATGCACTGCCGTCTCCACGGGGCGTCACGTTGATGCTGTCGATGTCGATAAAGGTCTTGACGAAGGAGACGGTCTTGCCAGTACTGGCGTTGCTCACGGTATCCGTGCCTTGGTCGGTCTTTGATTTTGCAAACAACTTAGTGCGTAACTGCGTAATTTTTAGAATGTCGTCGTTGCCAGAACTTGAAAAGTCGTAAGTAACTTTTATGTATCTAAAATTAGTCGCAAAAACATTGTCTTGGCCCGCAAAATCAGTGTAAGAGTCGCCGGCGTTGAGCTTTGTAGAAATCTTTGGAGTGATAGTCGTTGTGCCTACAACGTCTTCACTGGTTAGCGTTGTCTGTATTCTTGTACTTGCAAGCACTGCTCCATAATCAATCTCTTCTACATAACTGCCAGTGGTAAGAGAGGGTAGTGCGTACAAGTCTTTGCCGTCATCAATTTGATCTTGAATTGTGTTGTAGCCAGCAGAAGAAAAATGCTGCTGCCAAGTCTCTGTCGTGTCGACGCAGACAAACAGGTTTCCGTCATCCTCAAACGCGTTAGTCTTCGTGCCATTAAAAGTGCTTGTTTGGTCTAGGTTCAGCACAAAGTCAGGCGGCTCGTCTACCTTTGCGTCAATAACGGCTTCCGCTCCAATATTGTTGGCAGAATCGATCGCGACGATCCGGTATGTGAATGTTCCAGCAACAGACTCAAATACGGTTGTAAACAAACCAAGCTTGTTGCCAATCAAGGTGCCCGGTGATGAGCTGCCTTTGCTGATTCTGTAGTTAATAATTGGAAGCGATGATGCTGGCTCGCTCCAACGCAACAGAACATTGTTGTCAATCACCTCTTGTTTAAAGGTTGGCACCGCTGCAGGCGCATTGATTGAGACGTTGATGTTTGCCTCAGTTCCGAAGTTGCCCTCGCTGTCAATTGCAACGATCCAGTAAGTCTGAGTGCCTGACCAGTCAACCCGCTCTTGAAAGCGTGTTGCAGATGCTCTTGTTTTTACAGTTGCACTTGAAAAAACAGAGCCACGACGGACCTCATATTCAGCTACCGGGATGCTGCCTGCAGTAACAGGATCCCAGCTCAAAACAACAAACTCTCCATTTAGTGCTGAGTTAACACTTGCTTGGCCTGGCAAGTTGAGGGGAACATCAACTAATCCAGGCGATCCAAAGTTATTGTTCGCGTCTAAGGCAACAACAAAAAACTTCTGTGCAGCAGACCATGTTGCCTCAAGAGAAAATGTTGTGCCTTGAGTCCTGCCAATGATGTTTGCTGTCGCAAATGTTGAACTAGCCCCTCCCTGTCTGACTTCATATTGCCTGGTTCGCGTTGTGCCATTGACTTCAGACCAATTCAGTCTTAGCTGACGACCCTCATATACATGGCTAATGCTTGGAGCAATAGCTTGACTCACACTTACAGTGACCTGGCCCTCGCTGCTTTGATTTCCTGCGAAATCAATTGCTTTTACAAAAAAGACGCGATTGCCTGTGTAGTTAACTGGAGTCGAGAAGCGTGTGGCAGTCGAGGTGTCAAGAACTCCGTCCTCAGCTGTTCTCACCTCATAGTTCGCTACGGCATAAGACTGTGAAGTGTCACTCCAAGTCAGAATGATTTGATCTCCTACGACCGTTCCACTAACTGATGGCGCTGTTGGCCCAGTGATTGTGGCGATAACGAACGTGGACAAAAGGCTGTAATTTCCATCAGCATCAAATGCCTTGATGTGATACGTCACCGCACCGGCCTCAAGATTGCCGATCTTTAATGTCGTGCTTTGTGTCGTTGCAACAACATCATTGTTATCCCAACTAGAGCCCTTGCGAATCTCATAACCAGTAATGTCTAGATCAGCAAAGCCATCATCAGCATTGGCCCCAGCTTTCATGTCGTCCCAGTTCAAAACAACGCCAATATGCTGATCGATCGTCGCTGAAAACCCTGTTACAGTGCTGGGTCTTGCAGTTTTACCTTCACTACTAAATGTTCCAGTCAGAGGAACTGCGGACGGAACCAGGGCTGCATTTAAGGCAAAAATTTTAAATTCATAGGAACCTGGCAGGGTATTTAAAATCTCGTAATCTGTTCCTTGCTGGCGACGAACGTTCCAGTTGCCGTCATCAACTCTCCAGCGCACTTCATACTCATTGACTCCAAGGACAGGCTTCCAACGAGCTAACACTTTGACGCGAACCTCGTCTCGATACTTGTAAAGCTGCTGAGTAATCCCGCTAGATGCTGATCCGTCCTTCCATTCAGGCGTTGCAGGGATTTCATTGAGGTTGCTGATATCACGGAACGTCAACGCTTGAGCCTGCTCTACCGCAGCAAACTTGCTGGAGTTGTAACTCAGGGCTGTGACAGTAAATTGAAAGTTATCTGCCTCAACTACAGAAACAACTCTCCAAGTTGAAGTCTGGATATCAGCAGTACCACCTCCTGTGGTTTGAACGACCCAAACAGTGTTTGCGTTTGGAGCTTGTGAGAAAGCAGTTTGAACAGTGATATTGGCACCAGTAATGTCACTGATGTCTCGTGTCTCTACTGATCCATCAGGCAGCACAACGCTTAACGTCCTAGTGCCGGTGAAAGAATTGGCGGGTAGGTCGGTAAGAGCCGTGTCGTCAACAGTGACCTGGGTAATGTTCCCTGACTTAATTCGACCACCTCGCCTAAATCCAGCGCGAACAGGATCACTGATTTCAATGACCTGCCCTGGACGAACGATTACCCCAGCGTCGATACTCGTCGTGAAGCTAACGGTCTCTGTCTCGATGGATTCGCTTTGCAACAACCACTTGCCGACCCGAAAGGCTTGACCTCTAGAGGTACAACCAAACGCGTCAATGTTTTTGGTAATAACTCCGTATTTAGCAATCGCATCGTCATCCTTGACCTCCTCGTAGACCTGCGTTCGCAGATCCATGTCAAAGTACTTAACGATGGCCACAGTGGCCCTTGCCTTCTGGGAACTGCCTTGATATGTAAATCCAGTCTCGTCAACGTTAGACCTGTTGAATAGATAGCTTGTGTCTTGAGGCGAATCCTGGGCAACGGTTAAAGAGCCAGAGCTGTAATAAGGCATTGCTCTGAAGACAGAGCAAAGGCTGTTGATGATGTCATAAGCCTCAGATCTTTTTTGCAGATTTACGTTCAAAGAGAAACGAGGCTCAAGACCTTGCGCAGTGCCGGTGCCTGACCCTGCGCCACTAGCAACAAACTGCTGACCAACAGTATTTGAAGTAGCGCCAATCAGGGTAAAGTCAGTTGTCCCGACAGAAACAATTTTGTAAGACTTTCCGACCTTGAACCCTCCAGCGGTCACAGGGCTCAAAAAATCCTCGATGAGCGCTGATGAGTATTGGCTGGCACTAAAGAATGCAAACTTGTCTAGCTTGCTTGCATTCCCGTTGAAGCTTGTTTTCTCACTTTCTGTGAGAATATGATCGCCAAGGCCATATCTCTGAGACGTAAGCAAATCATACAAACACCAAGCCGGGTCATTCGTGTATGTAGCTGCAGCAAAAGTTCCGTTCCAAACTCCAGAGTAAGCCAAGGAACCGTCATCACGAACAGTCGCATTACTTGGGATGCGGACTTTCACCCCTCTAAGGCGATACATTCGCGTTGGAATGCTGCTAAATTGCTCAGCATTGACACGAATAGAGGCTAAAGCGCTATTGTTGTATGTATTGTCTGTGTATGTAACCTTGGTAAAGGTAGCCAGACTAAAGGCATTTATCTTCTTTGGGTTTGAACTATCCTCAGTGATTCTGCGGACTTTTATGTCAATCGGAAAGGTTCTCCCCTCAAGGTCAATTTCGTATTGACGCTGATAAAGATCGCCTGTGCGTCCAGTGATTTTGTCAGTAAAAAGCTCTGTGAAGCCGCCACTGTTTTCTTGAATGTCAACAGCAAGCTCGACTGAAGTGCCTTTAATGTCACCATCGTCGTTAATAAATTGCAGTTGAGGGACGCTGATGGTCAGCCTGACGGCATCAACGTCCGTCTCAGAGACAGAAATTGTTTGAGGCGCAGCCGTGGTAACAGTTACGCCAACAGTGACTACTTGGGATGCTTCGTCAAATCCTGGAATCAAGGTTTGACTTGCGGTTCCAGTTCGGAACTTGATTGTCACACCTGAGAAATTATTTGTGCCATCAGCGTTTTGTACTGGCGTGTTGTTGAAAAAAACGCCTTTCAAGCCATCAACGACTCCCTCAACTTCACCTTCACTGAGCAGATCTAGAACTCTTGCAGAGCTATGCGAATCAAGGCTGTCTGGATCAGTCGAGCCACCGCCCCCAGAATTTTTGCCACCACCGGCACCAATGATGTCGATCATGCTTCAACCTCGTTTACGTCGATGGCAGATGAAATGACGACAGAGCCAACCATCACCTCTCCGTAAACTACCGGCACAGCGACCCCTGCACGACTAGTTTGCTGCACACCGCTGAAGAAGAAAGAATTTTGAGGGTCGTCGTCTGAACTTGGTGTTGGTGGAGTTGGCGTCAAAAGCTGCGCAACACCTCCTAAGACAAGGCTTGCACCAACAGCGCCCAAAATTGCAGAGCCTGCACTCAAATACATTGCGCCAGTAGCTGCAGTCCCAACAGCTGAAGTTGCAGTCAGACCTAGACCTGTGCCGCCAGAAAAAGCTGCGATGCCAAGAGGGGTGAATGAAAGACCAATCAATGCAGCCCCAAGCAGAATCTGAGTGCCGCCACTGCCAGCACCACCAACTACAGGAATGATCGATACATCGTCCAGCCCTGCTGGATAGTGCAGCTCCTTATCTGACAGGTTCCAAGTGCCGACCTCGACTTTGTAGTGCTGCTCAGCCATATGCTTTTGCAGCTCAGGCCAATTGCAGACCAAAAATCGCACAGCCTCTGCAGCTGTCGAAACGTCTGCTTCCAGAACCTTATGCCCAACAAACTTGGCCAGCTGTCCGTAGAGCTTAATCTTGCGCAGCATGACGAAGTCGCCTACCAGTGCATTTTAATAGCCACTCTCCATACAAGTCACGGCTCGATAGACGACGTTCTAGATGGTGCAGCACCTTCTGCTCACCAACGTAAACCCCGCAATGATTCAATCCTTTGCGGGCGATGCTCATCAAAAGCAAGTCGCCTGCAAGCAACTGTTCGTCTGGCTCCAGCTCTCTGAAGCCGGTCTCTGCCCAGCACTGGTCAAACGTAGGGTTACGCATAAACTCTTCTGGGTCATGTGGCCTAGGCCAATCTCTTAGTTCAAGCCCTTGCTCTGCGTACCAATCACGAGCAAGCGTCCAGCAGTCACTAACGCCCCAGACCCATTGCCGCCCAATCAAAGGCATCTTGAAGCCTGATGGCTCGAGGCTGCACCATTTCTCAGTGTTGGGATTGCAAATATGCCAAGTGACTTGACTTTTCTCGCAGGAAGAGCGATCCGCCTGACTTGGCTCTGGCGGCAAGTAAGGATGGCTATGAAAAACAGCAATTACTTCACCCTGATCTTCCGCCGCAGCCCAGTCACTCGTCTCAATAATGAACTGATCTCTTGGATTAGCTGCGATGTTTTTGCAAGGGAAAAACTTTTCTTTTCCTTTCACGCAAACAACAAGACCGCAAGCCTCTTTTGGATCTTCCTGCTTGGCGTGAGCCATCGCCTCTTCACGCCAGCTCATGCAACAAACGTACCAACCCCAGGAAAATCAGAAGGCAAAACTTGTCGCTTTGGAAGCTTCACCCCTGCCAAATCGAAAACAGAGGCAAGCTCAAACTCAACAACATCCCTGTTCTCAAGAGACTTGCGATCTACATAGTAGATCTCATCTGGAAAGCGCTGCGTAGAGTCTGGCGTTCCAAACGGGTTTGCTATGTTTTCAACCTGGATTCCTTCGCCATCTTCAAGCTGAAGCTCAAAGTCGTCTGCAGTTATCAAAGTATTATTTGCACCAAAGTTAGGTGCATCAATGTACCTCGCTAAAGTCCTAATCCTTGTAAGCTTCGCGCCAGTCAAGTCATTGCCAACCGTTGTCTCATTGACCTCTAGCAAAATTGACGTTACTGTCCCGAACAAATTACTGACACGCAGAGTGGGACGCGGCAATGAACTGTTCTGGCCAGCAGAGTACTCAAAACCATCAGCCTCGATAGGAAGCCTTAGATAAGCATTGCCTCCAAACGTAATATCAGCATTGTCGTTAGAGCTAGCCCCTGAGTGCCATCTGTAAACAGTGCTGGCCCCATGCAGTGTTTGATTTAGCTCAAGCTCAAACAGCTCAATAATTGGCTCAAGACTTGGAGCTTGTAAATCGGATACTGGTACTGGGCTCATGGCTCATACACCTCTTGAAAGGTTGCAGAGATTGTTGCCAAGTTTGAGTATGGAAGATCCTTGCTCCATTCAAGGCAGATATATTTGCTTGGATCGTCTTCGTCAGGTGAAGTCCAAGAAAAGCTGGTGTTGTCATCAGCTCGACGATCAAAAAATCGCTCAATTGCGTCAGCGTCTGCCTCAGACCTGTTCTCCCATTTCAAGGTCCAAGTCTTAGGATTTTGATTGAGGCCTAGGGTTAATCTTTGCTGGTAGCCGTCCCCGAAGCGAACAGTTCTAACGTTTGGCTTGCTAGCTTTTCTTGCGCCGTAGTCCGGATCGGCTGTTGAAATAGCCAATCCAGTGTCAGTAAGAATCCCAGCTGTGCTGAAAGTAGCCATTAGCGCGTAAGCAGTCCTCCAGGTCGTCTCTGCTTGATTAGCTCAGCCTGGACAGCTGCGCCAATCGCCTTGCCCAGTTGGTTGGCATTTGTTTGATTGCCTTGAACTTGGGTGCCAGATGCATCAACGTTCACGACTACGTTACCAACACTTCCAGAAGCCTCAACACCAAGCTTGCCATTGGCTCCTCTACGAAGCGGCATAATCGCTTCTGCTCCGGCCTCGCCCATCAAGCCAAAACGACCAGATCCACCGTTGGCGTACTGGAACAACGTGGGCTTGTTGACAATGCCGCCCATGGCATAAGGGACGATCTTGTTCTTGGCAAAAGCCATGCCATTACCCGCAACAGCTCCAATGTCAGGCATGGTCGTCGGTGGGGTCATACCTTTGACGACTCCACCATCCTTAAATCCCAAGAAACTGCCAACACCTGGGATCAGGCTCAAAGACTTAAACAGTGCAAACTTGGCAAAAATACGCGCCAAATCTTGCAGCAGTGAAGCAGCAAACTCCTTAAAACTTGCTTTGCCGGTAGCGATGAAGTCCGCGAATGCATCGCCAAATTGCTGGACCGCCTCGACGCCGCGCTGTGCTAACGCCTGCTCAATATTAATAGCCTCATCAAAGATCTTCTTCAGGCCATCCCTGAACGTCTTCATAGGACTCTCGGCTTGATTCATTGCAGCAACAGCTGCTTCAATCTTTTCCTTCAGTTCGTCATAGTTGTAGACACCCTCTTCCACCAAGATGTTGAACTTCAACATCAACTCGTTGACCTTAATTTGATTCAGCTCTTGCTGTAGCTGCTTGTCGTTGAGGATGCCTTGCTCGCCCTTGGCTTTGGCTAATAGCTCATTCAGCTCATTTTGCGCTCTAGCCTTGTTCTTGGCTGTCCTTGCTTGCTTTTGCTCAAGAGCAAAAATTTGATTTGCTTCTTGATTATTGATTTTCGCAAGCTCAACCCTTTGCTTTTGAGTCGGCAAAGCTTTGGCCGCTTCCCTAGCAGCCTGAGCAGCTGCCTGAATTTGCTCTTTCGTCAGCTCAACGTCTCTGCGACGCAGGCCAATTTGAGCGATCAATGCATCAGCTTTTTGTTTGCTGATATCTTTTACATCAGTGCCGCTAGGATCGTCAGATCCATCTGGGGTGACTGGGTCGTATTTAAATTCTTCTCCTGCTTTATCTTTTTTCCTGACACGAGTAATGTCTGCCAGCTGCCCTTGCAACCTTCTAAGTTCTCTTTCAGCAGCCTGTCTTCTTTTTGCTTTTGCAGCACTAGCCCTGGCTCCACCACCAGCTTGGTTGTCAGCAATGATTCTTTTTTGCTCAGCAATCTGCGCTTTAACAGTCGAAATTGCCTCAGCTTTCTCTGCTCCAGTTGCTCCTTCCGCCGCTCCAGCCTTCTTGACTCTTTCTAAGGCATCAGCCTGTCCATTGATTGCCTTGTTAATTGCATAAATGCCGGCAACAATGCCGCCAACTGCCAATGCGCCAGCAAAAATTGGGTTCAAAGCCATTACTGCAGTCAGGCCAGCGATAGCTGTTTTTGCTCCCGCAACTGCTGTAACTATTGCTGCTATTCCTTTAGCAACAGCGCCGATAACGGCGCCTGCAGCTATTCCTGCAAGAGTGGCAAGGATCACATCTAAATTTTTCGCAACAGGCACAAGTGCCTTGGCTAAGTTCTCAGCCGCCTTAACGGCATTAGGAGTAATTTCTTCAATAAATCGACCAAATATATTCTGGAACTCAGCGCCAGTGTCTTTCAATGCATTGCCAACACTCAGCTTCATATTGTCAAACGCAACTGTTAAACGAGCACCAGCCTCTTCGTTAGATGAAGCTATATCTTTTGCCGTACCATCAAACTCCTCGCCAAGAGCCCTGATGAATGTCATCAACTCGTTCAAGCCGACAGTGCCCGCCTTCAAATTCTTTTGAAGCTCAGGCAGCGTCATCTTGTTCGCTTTGGCAAACAGTGTCACAGCACCAGGCAAACGCTCACCCAGCTGACCTGAAAGTTCTTCTGCACTGACCTTGCCCTTACTGAATACCTGCACCATTGCAGTAATGGCACCTCGCACATCCTCTGTTGAACCGCCAGTGGCTTTAATTGCAGCGGTTACGTTTTGGAAGGTAGTTGCCGCATCAGCCACAGGGCCGCCAGCGCCAGTAACAGCTGCTGTCAACCGTGTGATGCCAGAAATTGCTGCGCCCTGTGGAACGTTGTAGTTCCTAGTTGCTTCAGCAGCAGCGTCTAATGCCTCAGCAAAATTAGCTTGACTCGCTGATGCGTTGCCCTCAACACGAGTGACACCCTCAAGAGCAATCCTTAGCTTGCCAATCTGAGCAGAATATTCAGCTGCCGCTCCCAATGCTTGTCTAATCCCGCCAAGCTGTGCGCCAATTGCTGCGCCTGCAAATGCACCCTCAACACCGCCTAGCGCAGCACCGCCAACCGCACCCAAAGCACCTTCAGGTCCGCCAAAAATGCCGCCTGAAATAACAGCACCAGCAACCTGAGTTGCTTGGCGAGCCCCACCCCTGCGAGCGTTTGCCGATTTAGCGCTTTTGCCCATTTGGGCGTCAAGCTTGGCAATGTCTTTGGTGAGCTGATTGAAAGCTCGACCGCCGATCTTTGCTTCATCACGCAACGCTGAAAGGGCAGTCCTTTGAGCATTGATGTTTGAAACGCTTTTTACGCTTGCCTGTCCCTGTGAAAGTATTTCTTTCCGCAGTGATGCGATCCTAGGCTTCGCCCCAGAGGCACCAAGCTCTAGCTTTTTGAGGCTCCCTTTGAGCTTTTCAATTACTGCTTGACTGCCAGCGTCCTTGAACTTGAGCTGGATGGAAAGCGTTTCAATTGGCTTTGCCATCAGAGCGTTTCCTCAGTTCGGTAAGGGCCGATGCCTCCATGATCTGAAGGCGCTCGAGCACGTCGCGGCGATCTTCCACATTGTAGAGGTCACACAAGCCTCCGGAACCCAGCAATACTTCGTATTTCAGCCCTACATATCCACTCATCGATACCTGCCATTGCGTCTGCATGCGCAGGAACATCATCACCGCTTCCCAGTTCTCGTCCCAAACCTCAAAGTCTTCTGACTCTTCCTTTTTAGGCTCTGGCAGTTTTATGCCAAAAGCTGCTGCATCATCTTGGGTCTTGTCCTCAACGATCTTGCCGCCAGACGCCCAATGGACAGCAGCCTCCCTTAGTTTCCCGCCTCACCTTCTGCATAGGTGTTGGTATAAGCCGAAAGCACAGCCTTCAACCAATCCACGTCATCAGCAAACAACTCAAGCTCTTTAGAAGAGAACGGCACAGCATTGCCATCCTCATCTTCGATGCCTTCCCATCCAACAAGTACTTTTTTGAGCAATGGCAATCCAGACTCATCACCCATCTGCTCAATCTCTGAAAGCTTTACCCGCTTGAACAGAGCAACAAACTCAAAAGTGTCAAACTCACCAGCACGATCAGCACTTGGCTCTTTGACCTTCACAGGCCACTTGAAGGTTTTTACCTTCTTGCGTACAAAAGCCATTAGATAAGGAGATAAGCCGGCTCAGCATACACAAAAAAAGGGAGCCCGCAAAGGCTCCCTCTCAACGCAGCTCTTTTGAAGCTTAGGTGTAGACAAGGTCGAACTCAGCGTTGGCTGCAGAGTCCGGCACACAGGTGTACGGAATCTCCAGCATTGCAATGCCATCGGAATCACCGTAAGCAACGTCGCCAATATCCACCTTGCTGGAGGTGAATTGAACAATGTTGCCAGCAGTGCTTCCATGAGTGAACTGCAGGTTGCCCAAAGCAGCATCGTCATCAACAGCAGCAGCGAAGTAATCCTTCGTTGCCATCGTCACCGCCTCAATAGAAACAGAACCGTTGGCCGCACGATCAGTGATCAGCACTTCTTTTGAACCACCAACCAGTTCGCGATAAGTGGTGGTGTTGCCCAGGTCAAATGAGAAGCTCTGGAGAGCGCCTGCATAAGACAACAACTGGAAGCTACTGGTGTTGCCGTTCTTGAAAATCAGCGGATCATCCTGGTTTGCATAAGTAGGCGTCAGGATTGCGCTGTCATCAGGAGCGTTGTAAATGCCGGTGAAAGTGAAATCCAGAGTCGGGATTTCGCCAACATTTGCGGTCAACGCCACGTTTCCACGACAGCCAGTCATCTTGTGACGAACACCATCGATCATGTAGTGGATGGTGACTGACGAGAAGCTGGAGCTGACGGGGTCATAAGTGACCGAAGTGTTAGCAACAACAGTCTCAGCCAGGCCACATGCTTTCAATGCTTTGCCGTACTGAGGAGCAGTACCTGCAGTACCAGAACCTGCAAGCTCAACGCTGAAAGTGCATTCAACGCGAGTGTTAGCCAGCAGCTGCTGAGATGCACCTAAGTAAGGACGAATCAAGTCGCGGCTGACAACATCACTGCTCTGAGGAGTGATGCTCAGATCCCTTACGAGTACGGCGTCTGCTCCGTCCGGGGTCGGATCCGTCCCGTACGTTGACTCCGTCTCGATCACGATCAGGCGTTTGCGTAGTAGCAGTGCCATCGGAACTTTCCTGT